GAACCATTAGATAATAGAGTGTTGACTAGTTAGGGGCCCTTCTGTCGGGATTCCGTGCTCGCATCACCGGGCCAATTATCTCGATCACTAGTATAGAATGACTCGTAAATTTCAATACTTATCAACCCGGGTGTATAACAACACACCTGGAACAACGATTAGGGCCTACAGCACAGAGAGCAGAGATCAAGCGATCTTAACAGACACCATCGAATGGCTGTTCGGCGTATCAAGATTCTTCATCCAATCAGCACAACTGCCCGTATGGAAGCCCACCATCGATGCATCCAATAATACGCATCTAGTCGTCAGCCTATACGACACTGATACCAAAATCAATTACCCCGTGACAATCCAGTTGTCCGTTTCAGACAACGAATTCTACACGTTCCAGAAAGTGGTCACCGAACTCAACACCAACATCGCTACCCTTTGGGGAACCATTCCTGATACAGTGGGTGATGGGCCCGTGTTCTCCTTCCGAAATAACCTCTTTAGCTTGACCACTACCGACGATTTCAGGGGCAAGTACACGATTTTCTTCAACCAGCCAATGCACCAATTGTTAAACACGTTTGAGTATGTCGAGATATATGCAACTCAGCCATCGTTGGTCCAATATGCGGAGGTTATGTTGGAGAACGATACTGAGACGCAGTACGGCACAACCGTCTTGGAGTGGAGCCCTATCTCGCGTATCATGTTGCAAACACAGGGTATTCCAGTAGAGCCCGAATCAACCCCCGAGCTGGTGGGTGACAACTCGAGCACCAACCGCAACACATAGCTAATTCTAGAAGATTATAAGATTTACGTTGACGACAGCTCGTGTACTCAGATCATTAGTTATGAATCACAGAACCGCATCAGGTGGCACAGCATGAACGACGTACCATCATTCAGTCAATTCAGCATATATTGTCAGTGGGTTGACTATCAGGGAATCACTCATCCTATCGCACTCAACTTCCAGAACAAGTTTGAGGTAAGATTTGCCTTCACTCAAGACTGATAAAATATAATAATCTTTACAATGAATATAGAAAGATGAATACTTCAGCTTTACCAATTTAGCAAATAGTTGACAAAAAATTGCAATTCATGAAGCTCCAAGACGTAGCTCTAGGCACACATGCGGGGTATAAAACCTACAGACGTAAGGTTGCCAAACAAAACGGTGCAGATTCTGCCCTTCTGGATGAGAGACAATTTTCAATCATTCCTTCTCTTGGGGCCATCAGTTCTAAACCATATACATACTACAAACTGCCAATTCGTATTCTTGGAGGTGCTGGTGATGGTAATGATCTTAAGGCTGGTGCTGTTGCATAGGGAGTTGTTGACAATGTAAACCTTCAAAACCTCAGACGCATCAACAAGTTACGAAATAAGTTGGGAACAAAACCAATATGTGCAAACCGTATGAACCAATCAGTTGAAGTCAGTATCAACAAGAAGCCATTCAACACTAACAACATCGCCAAGGAGTGTGACCTGATGTCTGTCTCTGAAACTAGGGCAGTACTTTCAGAGATCAGCCCTTCATTTAAAGCTGACAACTGTGTGAACTACAGTGCCCTCACAGATACCAGTAGAAACGTGTTGCACTGGGGCGTTGATTTGCCACCAGGTGATGAGTTCACTTCAAGAGGTGCCTCTGGTAACAACTTCCGCGTGGTCTACAATGGGTCAGGTGACATAGGAAATGGCTATGTAGATGCCACATTTTACATTAAGGAAGCTTTGGTAGCTCGCCCCCTCCAATATCGTTCATTGTCGCCAAACCCATTTTTTGATGTGGATAATCTAGATATCAAGATAATTTACAACGCCAACCCTTTCCAGTGGCTCTTGGCTATGACCAACCCAACTTGGACAGCCATTGCTCAACCTCTCAAAACTATTGACGTAAGCATTCTCTACGACGAGTATCAACTATCGGATTTACTCCCCAAGCCAACTGAGGCACTTGTGTATAACGCACCTAAAATTGACTACCAAGAAGCACCAATGACTGACGCTGTTGCAAATGGTGTTTCAGGCACATACCACTCACAGAATTACAGAAAGACAGGTGTTCCATCTTTGATTGCTGTATGTCTTGTTGACAGAGACTATGACAGAAACTATCACGTGCCTCATCGTACTTTGGAGATTCAAGGACTTACTTTCCGCGTGAACAATGAAGACGACAAACTTAGTGACCTGAACAACAATCCCGAACTACTGTACGAACTTTCAAGAGACCGTGGGTATAACCTCTCACTTACGAACTTTACAAACTCCCTTTATGATGCAGGCGCACCTGGATCGAACGCCTCGAACGGATGGTTCTTGTTCAAAGTAAGTGACTTCGGAACAGCTTCTCAGTACATGCAATCCAACGTATACTCTGAGTTTAATGTTGAGTTCCAAATCTTATGGAAGAACTCCACAGGTGTTGATTTTCCCAGTGGTTTCCTCTTCAAGATGCATTTGATTTACGATGAGGTCCTCGTAAAGCAAGACCGCATGTACACAATTGAGTCAGCATTGATTCCACCCAGCCGTCTACTTGAGTCAATTGGTAATGCTCCGATCGTGTTCGATGATGATAAGTCAAAGAACGTGCTTGGTGGTAACAAGTTCTTTAACATGCTGAAGAGGGGATTCAACCGCGTAAAAGACATTATACAAAATCCAAAGACCAAACAAGCAATCCGTGAGATCCGTAACTTGCCAGGCATATCCGATTTCGTAGGCGATTCCACAACTGCTGGTCGTGTAGCAAACACCCTTGGTTATGGCGCTATGCCAATGAATGGGAGCGGTATGAATCATCTAGGTATGGGAGTGAATCATATAGGTCGTGGAAAACGAAAAGCACCCGCTAAAAGGTCAAAGCGTGGGGGCCGTTTAGTGTCCGACGAAGATCTCCTCTCGCAACTCTAAATGAATTTCTAAGTGATATTTAAATGTCATGTAGAAGTATAAGTATTATGAATACAGTGAACCAAGATCTGATTACCAAAATCTTAACCAAGAGAGGAGCGGAACAGTCTATTGTTGACAACTCCCGATTGAAGGAGAGATTGAATGAGGACAAAACACTCCGAGATTTGGAGGAACAGACCAAGAAGCAGGACATTATTCTCAAGTCTGGATTCCAGGAGACAATGGACCGATTTAAAACCAAGCGTACCATGGCATCCATCAATACATTGCTGAAACGATTGAATTCACACGTGAAAAACAGGCAAAATATCATAAGTGAGCTAAATTCTTTGCTCAGGCTGGTGGACCGTGACGTACAACTGGATGATGGCCAGAAACGAAATATTATTAAACAGCTTCAGGGTCTCAAACTTGACCAACGCGGATATACATCGACGCAAACCCTTAAATATGTCCAACTTGGTAACCGCATTGTCAAAGGGTTATTTGATTCAGACAAGTCATCATTAGGAACAAAGTTTGATAATGATCATTCTGTAGAAGACATGGCAAGAAAGAGCTTTATTAAGAAAGACCAGTCAGTCGATGAGATGCTTAAGCAAGCTTATGAGATGGCTACTAAACAAATTGAGTTAAGTGGGTAGTCAAAAAGAAGAAAACCAACTAAAAAAGATATTGACAAGCAGATGGAAAAGATAGTTAGTGCTCGACTTGGTATGATCGGAGATGAACTAATGGATAAATAGATTATTGAGAACTCGCCACCCAATGCAACTGATCCCAATGCGGAAATGGCCATGATGGGAGAAGAAGAGTTACCATCCCAGCGACTGAACATCGCGACACTCCCATTCATTGCCAAAATATCTAGTATCAAAACAGCCGACCTCGAAGGATTAAAGGATATAGCCAACCGTTTTGGTATGCGTTACGATCCAGGAGTAGAAGAGGAGTCGCTACGATATAGACTCTTGCATAAAGAATTACTGAGTAAGGATAACAGGGAAATGTTCCCTGAACTGATACTTGACGAAATCAATATGGCGAATGAGGACGAACTGAGAAAATTGGCTCAAATACTACGAGTAGACTTCAATCTAATGAGAAACTTAGATCAGATGCGTCATCGTCTCCGCCAGGCCATTGCTCTTGATTTAAGTAGTCCATCTAGAGGCGTGTCAGTCAAAGATAGAACGGACCAATTGCGTGGAAACCCATCAGATAACACTCCGTCATCTATGCAACGATTGGAACAAAATCTTCAATATGAGTTGGAACAAATGGGTTCTGAGATTCAAGCACGTGAAAATCGTAGTAAGAAAGATGTGGAAGGTTTTGATAAAAATGAATTTAGTAACGTATATCTGGACAGCAGAGCAAAACGACGTGGTGACAAACCTTATGAAAGTATAGCAAGTCGTGTAGGTAACCGAGGCAAACAGAGTGCTGTTGAACTAAGAGATACACCGAGAGGCAAGCAGAGTGCTGTTGAACTAAGAGAAGATGAAAATAATGGCCTGACAGATTGGGAAGTTGATAGTTTTGACGCTGATCGTGACAGGGGAGAGGCATAGCTACCACAATTGAATTAGGCGGGTGAGGCGGGTGAGGCGGGTGAGGCGGGTGAGGCGGGTGAGGCGGGTGAGGCGGGTGATGGGAGAGATGCGTCTTTTCTATCTGGCTTATTTGACACAGACGCTAGTCTTCTTGAAGGCACTGGCAAGGGAGTCATGAGTATCAAGAACTTGGACAAGGTGCTGTCAGAACTTGCTAACGAGTTGGCCAGCATGATGGTATAAATAATTTCAACCAGCTGATTTATAAATCGGCTCATTGAACAATTAAACTAATAACGTTATCGTATGATGTATCATACTTATCTCTCAAGCTCTTCATCAAGGCGTAGAACTCATCGTTGCTCAGTTCTGGATGGTTGGCTCGCATGACTGAATAACGCCCGCACACAGAGCTTGATTTATCCTTCTTGTTCTGCATCTGATGTGGTGAATAATCGACATTGACACCAGCATCCAACAACATTGATATTAAAGTGTTCTGTCGTTCATTATACAAGTTTTGTGGGTCGCCTTTGGGTTTCTGGCTGTCGATCTTGTCACCGTATGGATCGAAGAAATAAACGGTGTTATTGCTTGGATCATAAGTCAGTGCTACGAAATGACCCATGACACCATCTTCGCTTTCCATACTCGGATAGTACAGCACCACACCGTTTGACTGTTGAAACAGCGACTGGATTGTTGGGTATCTGCCATGAGTCAGCTCGTCGTATTCAATTACTGGTACAGGCTTACCATAAATTTGCGTAGAAAGTTGCTTCAATTGATTAAAACTTAATGGTGTCATCTTTGTTTCAGCTAATAGTTCATCCATCGTTATACTATTAATTGAGATACATAATCTTGTTCGATACAACACCGTGGAATGTGCGGTTGATCATAATATATCCAAACCTAGACAGCTCCTTATGCACACTCATCAAACGCTGGGTCTGGCTCTTGTCCCACTGCAAATAATTCCTCATGAAATACATCAGAGCCTTAGGTTGCGTTTTCTTAAACACCACGACATCCGTACTTTCGTTCAAAAGCGTACGTGTCTTGTGTGAATTGGTTAAATGATGCTGGATGACAATCATGTTGACGTTGTTCTTGCGTTCACTCACAGCTATATAGTTGGCTAGGAAGTATGATTTCGCTTCACGGATGCTATCGAATGCTTCAATGTCATCCAGAACGAACAGCGTTGGGTTGTTTTTGTCCACCATGTCTTCGAATTTCTTGGTAATCTTGTACCCCTTGGTTTTTGCCTTCCGTGTAGGCTTCATCTTATCAAGTGCTATTTCCATTTCCATTTGCTCCTCTGGACTGAACTCACTCTTACGATGCTTGAACTTGATCTTCTTTTCCTTGTATATTGCCATCTGTGTCTCATAGTCTCCATCGCCATCAACCTTGACCATGTCATCGATATCAACATAGGTTGACATTTTGGCGAATTCTGGGTCTTCCTTGTTGCAAATAAAGAAGATCCTTGATTTAGGTATACCCATAAGTGAGAATACTTTGATCATTTGTCGGGACCATGTGCTTTTCCCTGATCCAGCCATACCCGATACGTAGATGACCCATCTTTGGCCGTTAAGATTGAACACTAACGGGATAAACTCACCACTGTCATTTATTTTCAAGGTTTGCATAGGCCGTTGATTGCTCAAATCATCATTGATTAATTCAATTAACTTCTCTTTGAGAGCATCGTGGTTCTTGGCATATCTAGTTTCCGTCTTTCCGAACTTGAATTCGAGGTGTTCCAATGTGATGTCATCCTTGGTAATGGGTTTCTGGTCATTGTTTTCGGTGTAGTATACAAGCTTGTTTCGCTCCTTGTTTTTATAGTACTTGCGCATTGCAATCGCATTACTATCTGGTGATTTATCATAGGATAAAGCCATCTATATAACCTATAATACATAATAAAAATGGGTAAGAATGGGGACCATAAGGCAAAACGAGGCTACTTCACCCCACAAATAATTTCCAATGTAGTTTTTCCGAAACTTTATCACTGGCTCATACTACCCAGTTCATCCTTGACCGATCTTTACGTAATGGAAATCAATAAAAAATAATTCATAGGGATATTTTTATTGCCCAGTTATATATATAGAATGGTTACTAAGAAGGAATTACAAGCCCTCCGCAAGAAGTACATCAAGAGAATTGACGACATGCTCGCATCAGTGTCAAAACAAGGTGGTTGCCAACAAGGTGGATCCAGGTTAGGTGACTGGTTAAAGAGAACTGGTAGGAATGCCGTTGGTTATCTCAAGTCTGATCAAGCAAAGAAACTAGCTAGAAGTGCCCGAAATGCATCTTTCGCACCTGATTGGATGAAAGACGGTAGCGCTTTGGGCGATCTTGCGGGACGATTTGGATATGGAAAAACTGGTGGTAAACGCAAGAAGCCAGCATAGAAACGCCCATTGACTGAGTACCAGAAGTTCGTTAAGAAGATGCGTCTTCAAGGCTACGACCTAAAATCTATCGGAAAAGCATGGAAGCAAATGAAGGGTGAATATTGAGATTAGTTGATTGGTGTATAAATACCTCAACCAATAGTTTAATGAACGGTGGACACTAAGTGATGGGAAATTATAAACTATATAGAATGATTTATTGTGTGAACAATTTTCTTACACTAAGTTATTAAACAATGTCAATCTCAAATTTGACCGTAAACAATGGACTAAAACTGAATTGCGCATCATTAAGTGCAACTGATAGCGTATCAACTGGTACATCCAGTGTCGGTGACCATATAGAATGGACTGATAACACGAATTTTAATTGGAAGATTGAAAAGAATGTTTCTGCGCTTGGCTTCTACGTCCGTAATGTCGGTACCAGTCAGCCATATCCATCCGTTCCACCGATTTTTATGTCATCCGATGGCCATATTCATGCCCAAAATTTAACGATTAACTCAGTTGCACCAAGCCATTTGCCCGTGGCTGGTGGATCAGTTGATTGGAGTGGTAGCGGGGCATCATTAGCTGTATCTGCTCCAGGCGTCCTAACAACTGACCTTGTGATCGTGACAACAAAGACACCAAGCGATCAAAGCAGTGCCGTTTTTAGTCATGCCATTCCAACAGCAAATACCGTGACTCTCCATCTTGAAGGAGCTGATGCGACCAATACATCGAGTCATCAATATGTCGTCTACCGTGGCCTTGCGTAAGATTCTTGATTAAATATAGCAATATTGTGATTCATTGAGTTACAGTATTAAATCTATTCCAACTATATAATGGAAGTGGCAAGTATCCCTGCTGGAGTCTACGCGGGTTCTGCGTTGGTGCCAATTGTGTACAAAGTTAGTTGTTGGCTATGGGGTCAATGCAATGACCTAAGCCATAGAAGAAAACTAGTGCTCATCCTGCCAAAACGTGCTGGAAAGAGTGCATTGAATCGAAATCTCACAGGATCATCTGATCGTCTTATGATATGTGACCTGGATGAGGTGATGAAATCGCAAGCCGAGCCAGATAAAGTATTGAATTTGGAATTGGCGGAGAAGAAGAATGACATGTCTACAGCAAAGATAATGAAACTGGAGATGTTAAGAAAGACTGTTGACTATGTGAAGGAGGTATGGCTTGGTAAAAACCGTCAAAATCGCACCTTGTTCCTGTCGTCGGATATTGACGTCTGTCGTTCTATCTTCAAAAATAGCTCTATATGTCTTGCTTTGCCAAGCGACAAACTATACAAAGAGATGTGTGAGAATATGAGTAAAGAAGACGCCGAAACATTGAGACAGAGTAGACTGGAGTACATGAAGGCGTACAACCCCGAGCAATACGTTGTTTACAATAGTTTTGAGGGGTTGAATGAGCTTGTGAGACACACTTATGATTTGTCCTTTAGGGCTTGAGTTTGATTACTGATCGATTTATCAATCAATCGTTAATCTATTTAGTCTGTTTCAGTTCATTTACCATCCGAATTATCCGCGTTTTTTTATCATCAGATAATGAATACCAAACAATTGGCCTTTACTCATCTTTGAATTCAAAGGTTCCATATTCAAGAATTCCATATTAAATCCCATCTCAATAAAAAATCCATATTCATAAAGCAAGTCAATATAGTACTTTGGACTATGAAATCCCTCTTCAATCATATGAGAGTAATTACTATTTTCTATTATTTGTTTGGCCTGGGTTGGAAATATGTAGCGACATTTATTTGACATAAAATAGGAATTTGGTGTTTCATCAGTACAAAAATCAGAATCTACTAAATCAATTGGATCATCGCTGTTTGACAATGTATAGGCAATCGGATGATTAACATTAACTTTGTATATGCCTTCACCTTTGATAGCATCAATTTCTTTCTCATCAACCTCGATTTTGCCAATCTCTATCATATTATCAATTTTACTGCATGGATATTCTTTAAAATAAATAGTATGCTTGAGATTCAATATCAATTCCAGTGCTCTAGTACGTAACCATTGAATAAAGTCCAATTCTTTTACTTCTCCGCGGTAAAAATAATCTATAAACTCATTGTACAGTTTTCGGTCTGGATCCATATGCCCAAAAATACCTAGATTATTTAATGGTATATCTGCTGGATCAATTAATTCAATTGATTTCATTTGCACATACGGCATTGTATCAGGTCCACTATTATCCTCAATCACGTACAAGATAAAGCGATATGTGTCTGAATTATCCGACTGATTATATCCAAAATATCCATCATCAATTGTTTGGCAAACAACTACTTCCATATATATTTTGGTTCGATAATCTATATTTAATATCAACGTAGTATATAATGAATAGCAAATACTTAGATGAAGATTTGTTCAATCGTGTTGAATTGGTAGCCAAAAAGAAGGTTAAGAATGAAGAACTACGTATGAATTACATAGATAAGATGTATGAGGAGCTAGGCGGGCGATTTGCAGAAGAGGAGAGTGATTCAGAAGCAGAACTTGAAGCAATAGTAGAAAATATTAAGGAGTCAGACAGTGATTCAGACATAGACACAGAAGTGGAGTTACCACATGAGTCGCCTAAAAACGCACCCGATTCACCAGCACATAGTTCGGATGTACAAGTAGGAGAGCTCAAAGTGTCAGATGATGAGGCATTCAGATGGATGGTTCAAGTTGGCGACACGAATATACATTTTGGGCAATCAGACCAACCCATTATATGGGAGCTCAATGGTTCAATTAATAGAATTAAAAATCGGTACATGAAACAGCTCGATAAGGAGAGATCTGAGAATCCAACCTGTAATGAGTTCTGGGAATTAAATATGTTATGGACCAAGACACAAGACACAATTGAAGCTCAATTTGAAATCGCTAAAGACTGTGCGGAAATGAGGTTGTATACAATTATGCTTTGATATCATCAACTCATCAGTCAATTTGGCTGATGGGTTAATACTTTACCATGTGAAACACAAGCTTTTCTTTTTGTAGTATTTATATTAAGTAATTCTTAATCGACAATATCCTGCAAGTGAAGAGGAATACTGTTTCTTTTCATGTAGGGATTAAGATGAATCCATGAATCACTATGTGAGAAAAAAAGTCCAGGTATTCTTTGCCAACCGTCAGCAATAAGTGCTTGAGATTCCGTCTCGGTCGGTTCATGGATTGGACTGGCTATTATAATGTAAGGATGATCTTGTGATTTATAAACTTCCATGTGTTTAATCGATTTGTACTTCAATGACTGTACATTAGCAAACCTTTCGACATTGCGAGGAAATACATCAATCAATTTCAAAACGTGATAGATACTGACAAAACTATTTCGGTTGTTGATGACAGTGTCTTGTTGATCTAATCGATTACTGCAATACTTGCTCCAAAAAGTCCATTCGAATATATTGGGATATTGTGTTTGATCAGCAAGTTTTACCTGATTCATTTATACTATAATAATTGAATTTATTCCACGGCATTATTCAACTGTTTTTTTTTCCAATTTCCGGATTTTTGATACATTAAATTTCTTGTAATGAATTGTGTCAATGTACTTTGAATCTTTATTTACCGACCCCATTTAACGAAGAGCTGGTAGTGGTTGTCAGTTTCTTCAATCTTGAAGCCATGCAGAAAAATACTTTCGGTGGGATGTGATTTTCCATTAACTGACTCATACAGGTCGTACAACTTGTAGGCTTGTATAATTAATTGCTTCATGGTTGGCTTTTTAATCAATCGTGACATTTCAATATTGGTGTCTTCTAATGGCTCTCCATACTTGTTACCCATGATTACATTTACTTTGGCATCCGATGGTAGCATAGGCACGATGTATTCTTCCTTTTCATCGGCATCGAGCTTTTTGAATAGTTTCTTGATAGTTTTTAGGCTAGCTACGTTACTCCCTAGCTTTTCATCTAGCATGTCATGTAATTGATCATACAAGTGGTTGATATTGAATTCTTTACTAAACTGAGTTGTGTCCATGTTTCTAATTAGTAGTATCCGTTAAGCTTAAAGTGTTTTTAAACTATATTTATGTATTTAAAGAAAATTTAGTTTTTGTAATCATTCCGCCTTGGCTTCCTTATTGGGCTTACTATCGGTCTTGAGGGCATCTGCTAACATGGCCAGAACATCTTGATCCAGCTTCCCACCCATTTTCTTTTGCAGTGCTTTAGTTTTATGCTTTCTAGTTTTTTCGTGTCCACTTTTGTTACAGTATGATAGATCAATATTACAACATGGGCACGTATATCTCAGTTTTGAGCGTTCCTTATACTTTTCCTTGTTGTCTTTGTAATATTTACTCATGTAGTTTGATTTGTTGGTTGGCATTTTTTTAGTATATAATATAATATCATTATTCCTTTATATGTTTTAACATGGTTTTTATCATATTAGAACATTTATACTTCATACAGATTTCACTTTATTGCAATGATAGACACGCAGAGTGCCCTCTTTATTTGGCCCGTGCTCCTCATATAGTGCATTGAGCTCATGGTATGTCTTCTTGTCAGATACAATGGCTACTTCACCATTTGCGAGGATAAATCCGTCGGTTTGAACACGCACCACATTATCGGGGTTGAAATTGTCCAACATTGAGAGAATACCATCGCGCCCGTATCCAGTTACAAATGGTAGAATCCTGGCGAATGGAGTCTTGAATCGCTCATCGGGGTCAGTGTATAAGAATTTGAGCTCTTTGTTCTTTTGCACAATACAACCCACGTCTGTGAAGTTTGATATATCTGGCGCAGAACGCTCATACCTGGCTTTGCGTTTACGTTCACACAGCTTCCCCCACAATGAATTTAAAACGAGTTTAGCATAGGGAACCTTGTGCCATTTCATATCATACAAGACACGAATAAAATTACGAAATATACCAGAGCCACGCATACATTTAATATATTGCATCGCATTTGTCTTGCCATCTTGAATTAGTACAGGTTCCAGGTCTAGCTCTCGTGCAGACTGGAGGTCTACGTTGGTGTAATAATTGTTCTTATTAAATCTATAGAAAGGATGGTCACCCTTAATTTTTGCACGGTATATACCCATTGGGATCTTATCAGTGGGGATAGACTCAAGTGTGGTGAATTTAGGACGTGAAATGGGAAAATAGTGCTTAGAATCCATGATGTTAGGATAGAATGATTCATAATCATACGAATGACAATCTTTATGTATACCCTTGATTGCATGAATGACACCTCCCATGGTGGCTTGAGATATCCAATAACCTTCTGTTGCATCGATTGAAGGTGGGTAAGGAATGTTCTTGGTGACGTAGTGAAAAATCATCATTGCTACATCAGCTGGTTTATATTTGCTAATATCAACAATCTCTTTCTTCATCTTCAGTCGACTGGCCAATTGACGATTGAATTCTTGGCACCTGCTCATTTCTTGTAGATAAAATTCATACGTGGTTCCTTTATAGTCCATCGGTACATCGACAATATTTGCCTTTTCCTTGAACTCAGTCATTTCGTCAGTTCCGTCATGAATAATCATTGCTTCACCTCTTTTATCCCGTACCACCAATCGTATTGTCATTGGATAATAATAGCCCTTTGATGGGATTGGCTTGAATTTTTTTGGTTCTACATGCTCGGTTGTCTTTTTTAGATGCAGTTCTTTAAAGTATGATGGATTGGTCCAACTTTGCGTCTGCTCGTCGTCGCCCTCCAGATAGAGATTGGCTTGGAGAGCATCTGATACCAACTTGAGCTTTTCGTCTGGTACTGGATCACGTCTTTTCACCTTGAGGAACCGTTTTAGCTGTGATGGTGTTTTCCAAGGTAAATCACCATTACACAACTGATATAATGACATCCATAGACAATCTTTTGATGTTGGGTCATCGCCTGAGACTCGCTTTGGAATTGCACGGATGATTAAAGCCCAGTCCTTAAACGTCTTCTGATCAAGTGCAGTTGCTTCATCGCCATAGTATATTGATGGATCCCATAACTACGGTTCACTCTTTACACCAAAGCTTTGACCATGGCGACGGGCGCCGATCGTCTTGTCATAATTACCTGTCCATTGGAACATTACATTTTCACCCTTTTCCTTATACCAACGTTGTTGAATAGATTTGATCTTATTAATAATATCCTTTTTCGTTCTTCTCTTATTATCTGTTGGATAGAGCATTACAACAGGCTTTCCGTGCGCTTTTGCTTTCGTGATTCGCGTCGCTAATTTGAATGAGTTTTTCGCACTCGGCATCGTTACTATACTTATATTCATATTTCTTTAAGTGGATTCAACTATAATTTTCTATATTAAGTGGATTCAACTATAATTTTCTATATTAAACCACTTAAATAAATACGAATACAATATATTAGATGGAAAATCAAATTAAGGTATGTATTAGCGGGGAGGCATTCGATAACTGTAATATCACCGTTAATATTGAAAAAAGAAGCGAAACGAAGTCATCCGTCGAGACTGAATAGTATGAAACAAAGATGAAGCTAATGGAGATGAGGATGAAGCAGATGGCAAGCATGCTTGAGACATATGATACTATGATCCAGCAATTGCAAAGCGAAAATACCCAACTTATCGAGTGCGTCATTAAGTCTAACGTAAGACCCATTATTGTGACAAAAGACAAGGTGAAAGACAAGGTAGAAGTAAACGTTGAGAAGAAAGAGGAAAGCTTAAAAGACCTCATGTCTGAGTTCACAGGCAATGATATATTTTCCGATAGCTATGATGAGAATGAAGCAGACGATGATTTGGAGGAAGCTTTCAGTGTATTCGATTGATTTGCCCATGGACTGGTCAATACTCTATTATCTAATGGTTCTATTAATTATTCTATTATGTTGGTAGCCGTTTTGCTGATTCTGCTAAATGGTGGTGAATCTTGGGGATACGTTAGGTCTCTATATAGAACCCCAACGTATCCCCAAGATTCACCACCATTTACAGACCACTAACTACCCAACATATGGACAATGTATAATGCATTGTATGGGGCGATCATGCCGTTCCCCATGGAAGCCTATTTTCTTGACGTCTAGCGGGTTGTCGCGGGTCATCGGTTACTGGATTAAGAACTGGTTCGAATAATTGATACGATTTAATAATGCATACTATGTAATAATAAATCTTACAACTGAGAAGCCATTCTTCTAACGGTTGACTCACCAAGCAACTTGACCAGCTCAGCTCTGCTTTTCCACTCGAAATCTGATTTCTTTGGGTACCCTTTATATTCGATCAGATATTCAACCTTGTTCCTCTTTTTGCGTTTTTGCCTAAATCTATATATTTCAAATTCGCCTTCATCTAATTCTGGTTTGGTCTGATTTCTAGCTATCAATAATTGGTTCTTTGTGTAGGCCACGTTTGGATAACCTTCAATAACGTATAGCGGTGGCAGACCAGGAGTCAGTAAAACGTCATCAATAACTGCTGGGTCACTCCATCTTAAATCGCCAGTTCTGAATCGTTCAGTAATTGATATATTACCAATAGCTCGAGGTTTGTCTAGCTGGACATGCACTACAGACCCGACATCAAGCAGGTCACATGAACTGCCTTGGCACACTGGATCACTCATGGGGATTTCCTTCGGCTTTCTGTTAAAGTTATCATTCATGAACTTGCGCAGTCGTGGTAAATTCTTGACCCATTCCCTGTTTGGCTTACCTGTTTCGATCTCGGCGAGATTCATTCGATAGTTAAGGGCCTTACCGATGAATTGATTCCATTTCTCAACAATTGCTTGCTGTCGGTGCCTTGCTGTCTTGGCTGTTCTTACACCACGGCTATTTTCATTTACATACTTCTTAAATTCATCTTTAAATTCAGACCCATCATCAACCTAGAACATGTAAGGAATATTGAGATACTTCCGTTTGTATATCCTCTTGAGTGCGTTCACAACGGTTGACGACTCCTTGTCGGTTATTGGCTCGAAATCGGATGATCTGGTGGCAATATCCACAGCCACGAGTAAGTATTTGTACTTGCCATCATTGGGTAAGTACAGCAGATCAAGCTGATGTATCCCATCTTTGTTAGAGCTAGAGTGTTTGGGTATATTGAAGCCTTTGTCTCGGGTTGGCTCTCGGGTCATCTGTGCAACAAATTTTTCAAGACTCGTTTGGTTGGGCTTTTTCCCGATATTAAAAAAGGCGGAGTCAGACATTATATTATTACATTAGATAATCACCAGAGAAACATTAACGATAACCAGCTGGGTGTGTATGGTTCGGCAACCTTTAGAGCTTCACGTTTGGACGTTATTCCATTGAAATGTCGTTTGATGTAGTTGCGTCTCCTAGACTAAGAGCCATGATCGTAATCACTGTACAATCCAAGTGTGTCTTTGAATTGTTCATATGCTGTCCCATTCTTTCGTATTCCACCGAAGGAGGCAATGAATTTACCAGTATTTGCATCGTATGCATCGTATTTTTTCTCTGGATTCTTTGACTTGTATAAGTTCATGAGCTTCATTATAATACTGTTGTCGTTATTTATTTACCAAGTCTAAATACAGCTGGGCGAAATACCGGGTTTGTTCGAAGCTAGTGTCTACGTCCTTTGACATTGGGTTGTAGAGCACATTGGCATCCCAAAATGTAGCATTGTAGGGATCATTGAGTTCATCAAAACTAAATCCTATGAACTGTCTGAATCTCGTCTTTGTTCTGTCACCTTTGTATTTCAAGTATTCTGGTTCGAATAGTGTGCGTTTCCCGAAGCATACTTTAACCCCGTTGACGGTTACACCATATAGGAAATCGCCCTATGCGTGCCTTATTAGATCTCCTATTTCGTTTACTCCTTTTGATATACTATCTATTTCCATTATATAACTAGATGACAGAATCAAATGAATTTGGATTAGCCCAACAAATGATGAGCGAATTGAAAAATGAAGCAAGTAATGACGGGAATGAAATCATAAAACTAGCACATGAGATTGTAAAGGAGGTTGAAGATGGTAAGATAGACGCACTTGTAGCTACTCATAAGGTTGGCGGTTGTTTCAAAGCTCTTGATAGCCGTATGCAAATTATGAGGGAAATGCAGAATTTCGCACAGACTTCACTGGCGGAGTTCGATGATCACGCCAAAACCACTCATGAGCTCGTGGATAAGCTGGTCAAGATGTCCGAAAGCAAGGAGAAATCAGATGATGTAGTAGTGGTGGACTGAATATAATAATTTAAATGATGCATAATATGTAGCATGTAAATTGTATAAACCAATAAGGGGGGTAACAAGTGCATGATCGTATGATATGGGGTGGCTGGGGTGCAATGAATAAGGCTTACTGTGGGAAGGGCATAACTGCGCCATAGAAAGCAATATATCCATACCATATGTTGGGTAGTTAGTGGTCTGTAAATGGTGGT